GCGGTGGTGGTGGCGGCGGCGTAGGCGGCGGCGGTGGTGGTGGCGGCGGCGTCGGCGGCGTAGGCGGCGTCGGCGGCGGCGGCGGCGGCGGCGACTTTCGTTTTATCGTTTGGATTGTCTAGCCATGCTTTCGCCGCTTCAATGGATTTTAGTGGTCGATCATCTTTTGGGTACTTTTTCTTAAATATATTTATTACGCATTCAGCCGCAAAGATGGCATAGCGAACTTTATTTGGCTTATCCATTATTCGGCAAATTAACCAATTTGCCCATTGAAGTTTTTTATCCTTAATCAGCGCATCCAAAACATCTAAGCCATCGGTTTTCTTTTGGTTAAGGAACCATTGGATACCTTCCGAACATGCTGATTTTTCTTTGAGCCAAGATTCCGTAATTTTCATTTTTCCTCCTAAAGTGAATGGCCCTTTTTACCCCACAAGAGAACCGTGTCTTGTGCCACGGCAAGGGCCATAGTGTCGGGCGTTTGACAGTATTGCACTGTCATCACTGGTATTCACCGCTCGCGGATCATGCCGCAACGCCCAAAGTTGTGCGGGGGTGGCTAGAGCCCCATGCCTGAGTAGCCGCTTGGCACTACGGCCCTTAACCCCCGCAAAATCAGTCATTTCTAAACACCATAAACACCGCCACAATCCCGCATCCCATGAGGAACGCCGCGACCTGCAAGGGCCACATCCACCATCTAGGCATCGTTAGCCTCCCTGGTTCTGTTGATCGCTTCTACCGCTCGGCTGGCGATATTGTAAACCGTCGAAAGTTCCGGCGTTTTCGTTACAATTTCCATATGCCTTTGAATGGCAAAGAGCGCGTTAATCGCCAATTTGTAGCGAAGCGTTAGGCATCCGCAATCGTCGTAATGCGTTGTGTGACTTCTCATTTTCTTTCCTGATGACAGGGCTTGCATAGCACTCTTAATTCGCCTTCAAATAACCGATAGCACCAATTTCCGTATTCCTCAAAGTTCGAGAATTCCCCGCAGGGAATGATATGGTCAACATCCATACAGTACTTAGGCAAAGTCTTATCGCAGATAAAACAACGATAAAGAGCCCCTTTCCCTTTTCCGATTTGTGCTAAGATCAAGGCTTGTCGCCGCGCCGGACTCCACATCCATATTTGGCGCGTTGCCGTTCTAAGCTTTCCAAAGACATTCCAGGCTTTTTTCTTAGCCATTAGAATGGTATTTCGTCATTTCTGGAACTGCCTTCCGCTGCAACATCTACAGGCACAGGATTTTTAATTCGAGCGTAGATCTTTCCTTTTACATCCTCATTAGCTATGTCACATTTTAATTTACGACCTAGGGCAAGCGTGGGCTCTACGTCGTAAGATCCAGGCTTTACTTCCTTGAATTTCAAAGCTTTAAATATCGGCCCTACAAGCCATATAGGAACCGATTCGTGATAGAGCAATCCATCATCAGTCTTAAAATCAAAATCCCAGAAGACTGTTCCTCTTGTGTTTCGTTCTGATGGAACACCTGAACATTCCAATACTAACCCCTTTGTCTCTGGAAAAACTTGTGCTGTGTCTACAATCATTTTTTGGCTCCTTTAGGTTCCTTTTCTTTTGCTCCATTTGCGGCCAATGCCGCCAAATCAACCGTAATCGCTTCTCTGATCTTGAGAAGTCCTGCCTGTAAAACTTCTGGTTGCATTTCCTTAATCATGGCCCAGGCATAGCCCCCGAAAGCCATCTTTAAGAGGTCAAGCTTCTTTTTCGTTTCTTCGCTTGACCGCCCAGGATATGCCGCCGTGAGCGTGCTTTCTATTTCTTCCGTCCATACCGCTTGCTTCTTTCGGATTTCGGCTACGGCCTTCCCGTCATCTGACGAGAAAAGCCCTTCACTATTGCGGCTCATATCCACGCCAACATGAACGCCGCCAAGGTTAAGCATTTGGATATGAGGAAGGAACGTTTCAAAGGTTGGTTTATCAAACGCTTTTCCGTCGATCTTCCCGAAACGGTCTTTGAGTATCCAGGCCCTCGGAATCCAGAATCCCGTTTTTTGGTCAATAACTTTTTCCATCTCAACGAGAAGGGAAGGCTCATAGCTCATGTTCTTTTCTGTCGCCATACGGTTACCCGTAACAATCAGTTCCTTTTTCCCATCCCGTCCCGCGACATACTCATAATCATCTTTCGATCTTCCCCCAATTATGATGTGCATTTTGGCGTTTAGGTATCGCGTAGTAAAACGGTTCCATTCAGGTTTCAAAATGGCCCAGTCCTGAAACTCTAGCTTCGTTATTCCGTTCTTTTTTCTGTAGGCTGATTGAAGCTCATCCCAAACATGCGTAACGCTCTCAGCTATCAGCACATCAGAATTAGCTTCCGCCTCTTCCACAGCAGTCATTAAGTCCTCAAAGGATCGGCTTTTGACGCTGAACAGCTTCACGCCAGCCGGTTTAAAGAGCGTTTCAAGGACGTAATCGCTTCCGGCTTCCGTGTCGAAGAAATAGACAGGCTTCGTGCTTTTGATGAGCTTATGTAGACCTATCGCTAACAGGCTCATTGTCCATGTTTTACCTGCTCCAGCTTCCGAATAGAATCCCGATTTCAAATAACTTTGCTGTTGCGACGCTTCTTTAAATAGTGACATTTAATTCCTCCTTAATTTCGTTTTTCTCACAGTAGCACTCATAGCAATAGTGCTTTGTGCTGACCAGATTCGTCCCGTTCTCCGTTCGGCGGCGTTCTCCGTAAAAGGCAACGGCTGTTTGACCGCAGTTATCGCACTTCATCGGCGTTTCACCAGGCGGTACGCTAAGGGAATCAGAAACATCATCACGCCCACCACGAGCAAACCCCATCGTTTCCAAAATGACTCAGGAGCGCGGCGGTTCGTCGCTTTCCATCCGGCGGGTTGACTCATGCTTCGCATCATGCCTTGACGAAGCATCGAGCCCTTGAAATCATCAACGCTCATTTTGTGTAGAGGATGAGGACAGGTTTCGGGATTAGCGCACGTATAGACTTCTTTCATCGGATCAGTGGTCACGGGGTAGCTCCTTATCAAGCTGTTTGACTTCGTGCCAATACACCACGTCAAGCCAAAGGTACTTCGCATAGGCAACGGCGCGGTCATATCCTTTCGCTTGCTGTAGGTCATTGTAAGCCTGTAGATGCTCAAACTGTAGGCTCATAAAAACCACCTATTCATAATAGTTCCAACGATAAAAGCCAATAGACACGCAATTACCAACAGTAAATCATGTTCCCTCATCGTGTCGCCTCCATTTCCTTATCCCAGTATTTGCACTCGTCGCAGGGGCAATACGTCGGGATCACGTTATGCTTACTGAGGAGATGATTGATCTGCAAAGACTCCGCTAGGAATTTCCAGATATCTCTTACAGATAGTTCTTTATTCGCGATGGAGTGCTTACTGCTTTTTCCATTGTCCATTTGAACCTCCTAATTCTAAGTCTTAATCTTTCTTCTGGCATAGCGTAAATATTGGCCCATTCTTTAAACGTTTTTCGCTCTCCATTAAATTCAATTAGCATGGCTATTTTTCTTTTGTTATTGTTTTGGGTTTTCCAATCAGTCCAACGGCAATTATTAGGTGAATAATTACCGTCATTATTAATGCGGTCTAATGTGTATTCATGGGATGGCCTTCTTCCCATATCGGAAAGAAAATTTTTATAGTTATGCAACCATCTATTGCATACCTTAATTCCTCTGCCTCCATAATTTTTATAATAACGAGATTGGGGATTATTGCAACGATCTCTCATGGATTCCCAAGAGCGGTATTCAGTACTTCTATTTCCATTTATACAATCGCCGTGCTTAATTTTTCCCCCAAGCTTTGTCTCGCTATCTATCGTCTTAGGCATGATTTATATTACCACGTATTAGGTATGGATGCAAGCACTATTTTACCAAATACTAAGAATGAGTCTAAAGACCCATTGATAGTATTACCTTATATGTGGTACTCTTAGGCATGGAAAAAACAATTTGTGCCAACCGCGAATGTCTAACCAAGTTTAAACCAAAACCTTATTGGCAACGGTTTTGCAGTCCTAAATGCCGCGACCGTATTCACTACCTAGAAAAGAAAGAAGCCAAGCAAAAGAAGGCGGCTTAACCCATGAACCTCGAAGACGAAGCGGAAAAGATTGCGCTAGCTATATCAAAAGAATGGCAAATGTGTTTGCCACGAACTGTAGATAATGCCAAAAATGCTATTGCCGCCTTCGCCAAGGCCGTCAGGACAGAGGCGTTCGAGGAATGCGCAAAGATTGCGGAATCTTGGCGATGTCAAGATGGAGAAGCCGATCCTTGTTACCCTTGCGATTGCGGAGGAGAAATTCCGCAAGAGGCGATTCCAAAAGCAATCCGCGCCCGCGCCACAGCCGAGCGCGGGGAGGGGCGTAAGTGAGAGCGTCTGAAATGTTGGAGCCTACGGGCTGTGCCGTATGCGGTGCGGCATTGACCGAAGATCATTGGCGTACTCATCATGCTGAAAAAACAATGGTCACTTGCCCTGATTGCAAAGGCAAAAAAGAAAAGGTTTATTGGGGATGTCCAGGCTTAAAGCGCATCGTTTTGCCTTGCGATCGGTGCGCCGGTGTTGGGATTGTTTCAAGCGATTGGGAGCTATGGAAAATTCTAGGACTCAATCTACAGATTGATCGAGAAAATAGAGATGTGTCATTACGTGAAGAAGCCAAACGACGGAAAATGTCAGCTTCGGAATTAAGCAGAATGGAGCGTGGAATTATTAAGCCGCAGGACTAAGCGACGGGCCTAACCGCCCCTCGAAGGAAAGAAGATGAAAATCGGTAAAGTATTGGCAACAATCTGGATTAGCATGGATATCGCTCAAGGTGCTTTTGCTATGGCGCAAACGCATGGTCTTATCCAATATCAAATTGACGACCAAGTATTTTTTTTAGGTTTTATATTTGGTGTTATCGTTCTAATATTTCTGTGGGCTGAGCCTAAAACACAGCCCTAGCCGCCGGATGAAAGACTAAAGGAGAAATAAAATGAGCAATAGATTCACCTACGTCAAGTACACTCAGGATCAGCAAAATAAACAGGAAATGTTCAAGAAATTATTTGAAGCTGTAGAACAATTCGGAGAACATGTATTGCCGGAAGGAAGGGCGAAAGCTTTATTTTTAACCACTCTCGAAGAATCCTATATGTGGACTGGAAAGGCAATCCGTGATGAACAAATAAACATATGCATGACAGCACAGGCAGACCACAAACCTGAACGGGGATGAGCCCCCGCTGAAAGAGCCGTGAAAACGCTGACCCCAAAAAGGAGAAATCATGGAAAGTCTACAAGAAGCTGAAAACAAAGACTTCAAGATCAAATGCCAATGCGGATTTAAGGGAACGGGAAACGACCTGATTGCGCCCAACGATGACGAAGAAGTTATCCCATGTGCTCGTTGCGGACAACCGACTTGGGAATTTGTATAGCTCGGCGTTCTCCGACGACGTGAAGATTAAATATTACTTGGAAAAGTTGAGTGATAAGTTAATAGAAGCTCATTCGTGCTTCTTTCTCCATCGTTGGACAAAATGGGAGCGCACTGAAATTGAATTAAAAGATGTAGGTTATACCATCACAGGACAGAGACGTTATTGCCTTAATTGTGGAATTGAAAAAGCCAGAAGATTAGTATCATAACTCCGACGACATGAACCCTGAAAAGATAATGAAAAAACGCGGTCCTAAGAGAACGAAGCCGTATTGTGAAACATGTCATCATCCCCATTATGAGCATTTCAAATATCGTTGCGGTAATGTGTACTGCACATGTGAAAAAGGAAAAGAAGAATTGCGTCTTAGTCTTTTTGAACCAAGAACATGACACGGCGATGACCACCACAGGCACAGAGCCTCGCGGGTAACCATTGACCACAATTCTTATTTTCAAAAATGATGGAGTATGGATTGATGGGATGCAATTATGTGAATATGGATGCGTTCTATGGAAACATGAAAGTTGCCCCTGTAATTGCGGATGTATGCGGCTAATAGGTTGGCACTTGATCGACGAAAACCCGCGCTTTTCCATTTGTCATGATTGGGAACCGTTGACAGGGAACACGCTGTCTTGATTTTGTGAAATAAGTTTACTAGGATCTGAAAGAATGATACCCGCTAAATCCCAATTTCCTCGGTGGCTCCGCAATCTCACCTTAGCGGGTATCGTTGCGTCCATCGGGGGCTCAATTTATGCGTGAAGGATTCGTTTATTTGCACCGCCGTTTGATGGCCTCGGACATATGGACTGCTACAGATCAGACCCTCAGACTCATGATTACGTGCTTGTTCATGGCAAACTGGCAAGATCAACAATGGTTCAATAAATCAACACATAAATCACAATTGATACCACGTGGGTCCTTTGTCACGACGTTCAAAACTCTAGAAATGGCTTCCAGATTATCGTCTCAAAGCGTTCGCACTGCGCTCCTGAATCTTAGCAACATGCAATTTCTAACACGTACAGTAACAGGAAGGGTAACACAAATAACGATTATAAAATACAATGACTATCAAGAAATACCAACACGAAAGGTAACACACAGGGGCACAAATGAACAACATATGCCTAACACGTCATCAACACAGTTAGAAGTAATACAAGAAGTAAAAGAAAGAAAAGAAGGGGAGAGTCCCCCCGTTTTTTCTCTTTCGGAATTCGAAGAGTATTGGTCTGGCAAGGATGAACATGAGCGGTATGCGGCGCAAGTGGCAATAGGCCTAAAAGCCTATAAGTTGCCGTTTCGAACGGAAGAGGATATTTACAATCGGATCATGGAGGGAGCACATGGAAATGTACGTGGCAAGAGCATTGATCAACAGGCTTTTGAACGATTCCGAAAAATGGGACTTACAAAAGCGGGAGAAGGAATTGGGGAGGCCCTTGCAAGGATTCGAGGTGTGCCGAAGATTCAACCTGAAACCGGACAGCGTTAAAGAAGAGGATTCGCAAAGAATGGATTTGCTCTACTGGAAATGGAAAAAAGCTTGGGAAGTGAAATACGAAGAAATGGAAGCTAAGCGTGTTGGCGACGAACCGTTTAATGTGAATGGGGATGATATCTTCGGGGATCTGAGGGATTGGGAACAGTTCGCGGATAAGAATTACAACCCGCAAGCGATGACGTTTGGGTGTGTTGCTGTAGCTTTGTTGCCGTTTCTGCTGTTGCACTAGCGGCCGGAGGGGGTAAGGGATGATTGAATTTACTATTTATGCGGTTGATGAATGGATGACGGAGCGTGACAAAGAGTGCATGAAAGATCAGGTCTACGCTATTTTAATGGGCTGGGACACGGCGAATTGCTAGGAGGGAAACCATGACGAGTGTGCTAGAGAATGAGTTGGTGATAAAATGAATAAAGTTCAACCGCTTAATGCGGTGGAGGAGAAGATTAAAGAGTTAGCGAACGTCTATTCCAGTTCTCACGGGGTCTCTACGGATTGGGTGGAAGCGAAGCTTCGGGAATTGGTCGAGATGGCGAGGAAACGGGTTTAGAAGGTGCGCTAGCATGGGTATAGATTGCGCGCTAATGGGCCTAGAATCAATTTTGTGGGTAAAAACGTAGTTGAGTAGCCTGAATGCGTAGAATCGCAAATTTGGTAGTTTGTTTGAGTTTGGTTGGGTGTAGTGGGAATCGGGTACAGTTTCGGCATTCGGATAGTGGGCGGATGCGGGAGCATGTGGTGGTATCGTCGGAGTGGGAGGGGAAGATTTGACAAACGGGCGAATTAGGGGTATATAAGCAATGAAATGTGGCCAACACAGTCCGTATGGGCTAGGGCAAGTTATAAGCCAAATTGCGAAGAGGTTGGGCATAGGTTTGGAATGATTCATTTCATCGCAAAACGCACTGTTTTTATGCATAAATGTAGAAGATGCGGAAAACGGGAATATAGGTCTTTCGACCTAGTAGATGGCAAGATTCTTGAGAAAAAGCTCATAATTAGCACTCAGGAGCCAAAAGATGCGTTATAATCGTTTAATATGTAATATAATCTCTGTTATCGGAAGTAATCCAACACAAGAAGAAACGAAGCGATTTAACGATGAGTTTTGTATGGGCCTTTCAGCCCAAGAGTATGTGAATTATCAACTTCAAAAAGTGATTCGTCTTTCGGGGAGAGAGTAATAACGATAGTATGCCTTCAACAAAAACTTTTTTGTATCCTGATTTAACTTTCGAAAAACTTAAAAATGAGCAATATGCTTGTTCTAAATGTGATGCCTGGCATAGTCTAGGTATTGAACCTGTATGTCAGAAAGGTCGTCCTAGTTACGAATGGACGATTGGATGGCTTCGCTATTGTCGTTCCTGGCTTTCCGGCAAACCCGTAGGAGCGCCCTAATTTCCGCCGAGCGTGATAGTCGTAGAAAACCCCAGGAGGTGGCCGCTGAGCCTACAGCTTCCGTCGATACCGACTTCTTGGGTCTGAATGAGGATACGGGTGTAATTCCCACCGGCGGAATGACGATTGACGAGCATGTAGAAACGATGAAGCGATGGACACGAAGCGGTGAATTCGATGTTTATTGCGGCAAATGCCGGAATGATCACAAACAAAAAGATCCCTGCGAGGAGATAACCAAGAGGATAGAAGACTGTGCGTGTGACCGTCCTTGTGGGATTTGTTGTTGCCGGAGCAGTTGGGCCTAATGCCGGTACCCGGGACGTGGGACGACCCCAAGAAGAAGTTTACGGACGATCCTGGCGCGATTTATAAACCTGGAACGAGTCAGCCTGCCATAACCATCACGAATGTCGTTGTGACAGTCACATCAACAACAGCGACCGTGACGTGGACCACGAGTCAAAACAGTACCAGCCGAATACAATACGGAATTTATCCGAATGCGTATGATCAAACAACGCCGGAGCAAGACATGAGTCCGATGGTAACGAGTCATAGCATAACGATAACGGGCTTAACGCCAAGAAGGACGTATCTTGGAAAACTATTTTCTCGGTTAGCGGGTGGAAAAGACGGAATGGGCAATAGTGTGATTGATGGGTATCTTTTTTCGCAAGGTATTCAGTTTACGACGCCAAGCACGCAATCGATGGTTTACTTAACGAGCGGAACGACCTGGAGCCAAGTGACGGATAGCGGGAACATTACGGTGGAATGTATTGGCGGCGGGGCAGGTGGGTCCATGTATCCTTCGACGCTGATAGGTGGTGGTGGTGGGGAATACCGAAAAATGGTGGTGGCGTATGCAAGTGGAAGTGTCGTTCCCATTCAGATTGGGCAGGGAGGACTAGGAGCGACGGTTGGCGGTCCTGGTGGAGATGGCACAGCCACAAAATGGAATACGTCTGTGGTAGTAGCGAATCCTGGGTTAGGCAATGGAAGTGGTGGTTCTGGTGGAACTGGAACGCTTGGCTATTCAGGAGGAGCAGGAGCGTCGGCGTTAGTGGGGGGAGGAAATGGTGGTGGTGGATCGGGAGGGCCGTTAGGCGTTGGCGGTGCTGGCGGCAGTGCAAGCACGTCTACAGGCGGCGGTGGTGGTGGTGGTAATGGTGGTGGTACGGCGGGCGGAAATTCTGCGTTAAGCGCCGTCGGTGGTTCTGGCGGCAATAACAATGCTGGAAGTGGTGGCGGAACAAGTGGCGGAAACGGAACGGTAGGTGGAGGGGGATGCGGCGGATTTGGCTCAAACGGATCGAGTTCATTTCCTGGCGGCAATGGCGGTAATGGAATTGACTTTAATGCGTCTTTCGGGTCTGGCGGTGGCGGAGGAGGAGGGGGCGGTTCCGTAACGTCAGTCAATGGTTCTGTGGGTGGCAACGGTGGCAATTACGGTGGTGGCGGCGGAGGTGGTGGATTTAGTAGCACCGGGACTAAAGGGCCTGGCGGAAACGGAGCGAATGGTTTGATTGTGATTACCTATGGCAATCCGTAAAGTCAGTTTAGGTTATAACGCTGTTCCTAAGAGCGCAAAGACGCTAATTCATCAGGTCTTTGAAAGCGGACAGTACAGTCCTGGACCGATGGTCAAGCAGTTTGAGCGGGAATTCGCGTATTTGCACAATACACGGTACGGGATTTTTGTGAATAGCGGTACGGATGCGCTGAGGCTAAGTCTTTTAGCGATGAAAGAGAAGTATGGCTGGCGGCAGAATGATCTTATTGCCGTCACGACTCAGACGTTTGTCGCGACGATCAATGCGATTTTGCAGGCGGGACTAAAGCCATTCTTTTTTGATGCGGGTAATCCTTGGAATTTAGAGCGGCGGTTGAATTGTAGTAGTGATCCGATCAATATTAGAGCCATGATGGTTGTGCATTTATACGGGGCTCCTGCGGATATTTATCATTATCGCCTTGCGAAAGAGAATAACTGGCCAATCATTGAAGACAGTTGTGAAACGATTTTAAACGAAGTCAAAGGAGACGTGAGTTGTTACTCAACGTACATGGCGCATCATGTGACGACGGGAGTCGGCGGCCTCGCACTGACGAACGATCCAGAACTCAACAGATTAATTCGCAGTTACGCCAATCACGGACGTAGTAACGCCTATATTCCTGGGTACGAAGAAGTGAGGACGAAGAGCGCACTTATTCGAAGTCGGTTCATTTTTGAGCGGAGTGGTTATAGTTGCAGAGCGACGGAGTTTGAAGCGGCGTTAGGCTTAAGTCAGATTAAAGGCCTCAACAATCAAATCAATAAACGCAGACAAGTCGCACAGAAGCTTTGTCAGGCTCTTATGAAATATAACAGTCTCTTTCATTTTCATGATCCCGGTCTCATGCCCGATCACACGTTTATGATGTTTCCGATTCTGATTAACGAACGAGAGACGATCAGTAAATACGATCTTTGCTTACACTTAGAGAATCGCGGCATTGAGACAAGGGACATGATGCCGATCACTAATCAGCCTTGTTTTGAAGGGCTTGTGAAAGAGCAGGATTTTCCAGTGAGCGCGCACATTAACAAGAACGGGTTTTACATCGCTTGTCATCCTGGCGTAACGGATGCAGACGTGAAAACCATTAAGAACGCATTCGACAGCTACTTGCGAAAATAAAAAAGATGTGATATATAGGCTTAGTTCATCTCCGGGAAGAGACCATAAATCCGCTTTTCTCCTTCCCGGGGAAATCGGTCGAGGTTCACAGGCGTGTGGCCTCGCACCGTTTTGGAACGTGAGAATCTTGAATCTGCCGTTAACGACAAATCCCGCCACATTGAAATCCGTGGGAAACAAGCCATTGTTCCGCTTAAGTTTGATGAAGATGGTGAGCTCGCTACTGTTGATAAGCTCATTTTTAAGCGCCTCTCCCTCGACGATCTCCGATTTCTCAAAGTTTGGCGCGAGGCCGAATGGAACACAGAGTCGCCATCCAGAAGACGGCAATATCGCCGGACAAAGCCGAGCGGCTCATCAAAAAACTCGCTTGCTTTCGGCAAGAAGATGCAAGAGTTAAAGCTCTCTGCCAAATCCCCACTCCCGACTGGATTGCCGCCAAGCACGTCGAAAACCTCTACAACCCCACATTAGAAGATTCTCAGCATAAGAGTCTGCAAGAACTCGCTAAGATTGAAGGCGCGTACAAGCAGGTCGCTCAAACCCAAATTAATGTTTTCAATCTTCCCAAGATGGCTCCTGAAGTCGAAGCCAAGTTGAAGCAACTCGCGGAAGCGTCTATTCAGGCCGAGCAAGCATGAAAACCGATCCTTGGCTTTTAGCGCAGACGAGCATGAAATACTTTACGTGCAAAATTCTCAATATGAAATGGCCCATTCATTACGGCGATTGGGAAGATTTGATTTTAAATAATGATCGTCTTTTGATTCAGGCTCCGCGCGGACATGGTAAAAGTATGTTCTGGAGTATCGCTTATCCGCTTTGGCGCGTCATTCGCGGTAAGCGCGAGATTCTTCTTATTTCATATTCTGAAGATCAATGCCGAAAGCTCATTCGTGATATCCGGCAGACGATAGAATCCAATGATTATTTAGCTCCTCTTCGTCCTACCACGAAAGAGATCTGGGGAACGGATCAACTTAGTTTTGCGAATGGGAGTTTCATATCGGGGCTTGGTTTTGGAACGTCAAGCCGTGGCCGTCATCCTGACGATATTATTGTTGATGATCCGCTTAAGGATTTGGGGGGTATGACGGATGAAGATCAAGAGAGGGCATACTTCGGAGTTATCACAGGAATGGCAATGGAAAAGACTAAGCTCGTTACGGTCGGAACTCCTGTCAATTTCGGGGATCTTCTGGAAAAACTTGAAACGAACGAAGCCTATACAAAATGGAAAAAACCCGCCTTACAGAATGGGAAGGCCTTATTTCCTTACCTCTGGTCGGAGCAGGCCCTTGCTTTAAAGCGGAAAGAGATGGGACCCATTAACTTTGCTCGGGAATATCTTCTGCAACGGATAGATCCGGCTACCCAGCCCTTTAAGAAGCAGTTCGAAACGCTTTACACCCAAATGCCGGATGGGATGCGATGGGCAAGGAAAGTGACGTTCTGCGATCCCGCCTATTCCAATGATGATGGCGACTATACGGCGATTGTGACCGTAGGGTTTACGCATGGCAATCAGGCATGGGTGTTAGAAGCCAAGGGCATTCGCCGCGAAGATCCTGGCGAGATCATTAAAGAGCTGCTTCAAACGCTCGTTCATCAAAAGCCGGATGTTCTGGGGATTGAGAAACGAAAAGGACAGGCCTTGGAATACAGCTTAAGAGAAGCGATTGCCCGCTATCAGCTTTTTGATTTTAAGTATGTGGAACTCAGCCACGGTGGCCAAGCGAAGTTTTCAGATAATCGTATCGGCGGCCTTGTCGCTAGGTGGGAATCCCGAAGCATTCATATTCATCCTGATATGGGACTTTTAAGGGCCCAGATTTACGCCTATCGCGTAGACGATAAATCCAAAGAGCATGACGATTTAGTAGATGCTCTCGCCTATTGTTTCCATCCTGATCTTGTAAAACCCAATTACGGATCACAGAGCGTTCCTATGGATATAGATTCTGCGTCAATGGAAGGCAAACCGCGCTATCAGGTTGGTCAAGGCGATACCTGGAAACCCAAAGAAGTGTATCAATGGGCGAGCACGAAAACGGAACATGGCTCGCGGTGGGCTTCGATGATGGATCACCGTATTGGAGACGCGGCATGAAAACCTATGAAAAGCAGATTGAGATTCAGCGCGAACTTCCGAAACTTCAGCCTAATTTTTTGATGTTTGAATGTCTTTATGGACCGCACAAAGCGGATATTTTACATCGTGGCACAGCGTACTGCCGACAGTGTTACGACGAGCGAAACCAATTCGGCAAAACAGTTGATCCCTAGGAGGCCTTATGGCAAAAAAAGACATGGTAGCGGAACGAAAAGATCGTGGTGTTGATGATGAAGTGTTTGCTGGTAATGATGATGGGGCTCCTAGTAACGGGCCAAAAGAATCGGGCGGCGGAGCTGGGGAAACGACTCGATTAGCAGAAGGACCAAAAGGTCAATACCGCACTGCGGTAAGTGATAATCCTGGCAATGCGCCTTATATGGGCGGTTCAAATTCTGGAAAAGGCAATACCAAGCAGGATGATGCTGGGACTGCGAAACTTTACGCATCGCCTGATGGTGGTGGTGGCGTTGGTGACGAGCATCAGGAATCGGCTGTGGATGGTGATGTGGACGGTTATTATCGCTCGCTTTCTCAGCGACGTCCTCCTAACTATTCCAAGAACGCCAATCTTCAAGCCAAACAGGCTCCTTTAGATTTGGCTCCTGTCGATGGTGGAGACGGGTTCGTGGGATCGAATACAGGTCCTGCCGTGAATTTCAATTACATTACGGGCAAGAAGGGTTTTTCTGAGGATATGCCGGTTTGGGAAGAGGTTTCGTCTTTCAAAGATTATCCTGATATGACGGGATCAACCACTCCTGACCAAAAAGACATTAAACCTGCTGGAGAAGATTCTCGCGATGAATTTGCGCCTTGGAAACATGTAGAGACGGACGAAGGTTTTCCGCAGACTGCATATACAGCGACTCCTAATGGCGGTACTCCTCCTGTAAACGATGAACCAGATCAGGATGGTATTTTCGGACATATGGGTGGCAGCGGAAAAACGTCTTATAAGACAGACTTAAACGTTCAGTCTATTCCGTCAGATGAATCAGGAGATACGGATACAACGAGCTTACCGACGACGGAGTTTACGCATAACGACGGAGGCGGCGCACCGATATTTAAGTTCTCTGGTCAGACTCCACCTGAATCGCAGTATATGCCAAAACCGAGGGACTAGGATGGATTGGTTTAAGAGCAAAGAAGAAGAAGACCAAAAGAAAGCAGAGGAATTAGGGTTTGCTGATACGACAGAGCGGCGCATTCATGACATTGGAAAACCCAAACCGCCTGAACCTAAATCCGAAACGCTCTGCGTTGTCGAAGGCTGTCAGAACGGAAAGGCATTGGGTCAGAATTATGTCTGTACGGATCACATAAGGACAAATTAATGGTTCAAGGTCTTCCAAATCAGCCGGACGCAAACCTCTTTCCGCTTCAATCGGCGAAGCCTGGCGATAGTCAGCTTGCCATTTATCGGAAAGAGGAGCTTACGTCTTATGTAAAGAGTTTTTATCGTGCGAGCTGGGACTGGCGGTCTACTCGATACCATGCCCAATGGGACAAGTTCGATAGAAACTACCATAGCCTTTACGATCCCGTTTTATTGGGACGTAAAGAGCCGTGGCAGTCGCATATGTTCGTCGGCGTTGCAGTGCAGAACGTCGAGATTATCGCGAACTCCATCTTCAAGATCATGTTTGCTCCTAAACCCGTTGTAGAGGTGCAAGCGGGGCCGGATGGCGATGCCTTACAGGCGGAACTTATTCAAGATGCGACTGAATATGAGATGCATAAAGCGAAGTTTGACTTAGCGTTTTACGATTCGATGAAAGAAGCTTGTCGTTACGGATCAGGGTTTATGAAACTCTGGTGGGAAAAGAAAGTTGATACTCGCCGCCGGAAAGTCGCGCAGACGCAGAGTCCGCAAGACTTCGCGCAGACGCTCACTCCTCAGCAATTGACAGGTCAAGCTCCGATGGGAACGCCGCCCTTTCAGGGTTTCGGAATGCAGAAACAGCAAGTCATGCTAAAGAATTGTCTAAAAGCTGAGTATGTCCATATCCGAAACGTTTTTCCTGAACCCAATACGACCACATGGGACAAGGTTTTGCATCGTGAGAAGAAATCCTATGGCTGGATTATGGACGGCATTAAAACGGGCAAGTTCTTTAACATAGCGGCTGATTTAGAAGGGGTTGTGGAAGGAGAACGATTTGATGATGATCTTCGTACATCTAAAGCAGATCGAAAGTTTATTGACCTTACTCGCATCTGGTCTACTTACGAAAAGCGGCATACTATTTGGGAATTGGAAGCTCCCATTCCTCGCAAGTGGATTGAATTTGATATTCCTGATGGCCCAGAAGCGGAAGAATTAGTCCCTGGCCGCGTTCTTGTGGCCTCAGGCGCGTGGCTTTTGGCTTCGATGGAGAACGAGAACGTTGAAGGCTATAACTCTATCGTCAAAGTCGATTACATCCGAACGGGAGAACCATACGGAAAAGGTGTTATTGAACTTATCTTAGACGAACAAGACGAAATCAACGAAATCCGTAATCAGCGCGTTGATAACGTCAATTTGATCATGAACAAGATGATTGCGGTATTTGATAAAGCCATCGTCAACCGCAAAGACTTAAACTCGCAGCCTGGTGGCATTGTCCGCATCAAAGATCAGGTGTCGGATGACATACGTAAGGTCTTAACTCCTCTAGAATTCCCCGATATTTCATCGTCTGCATACAAAGAAACGATGGAAATTGAGCGGCAGATTCAAGAACGAACGGGCGCAAACCGCGTCACGATGGGATCAAGCGGCGGTGTCCGGGATTCCAATCAGACTCTTGGCGGCATGGAACTCTTAAAGCAGATGTTTAATGAGCGTCTTGCGGCTTATGGAATGATTATTGAAAGTCAGTTTCTTGTAGAGGCTTCTGAGCGTATTTACGCTCTGATTTACGGAAATCTTCAGCCAATGGACATGAAACCTATTTTGGGCGATACGCCAGTTCAGATTGGAATGATTCAGCCGCCTCCTCCCCCTCCGCCTGTGCCTGGTCAGATGCCTTTACCACAAGCTCCGCCGATACCTCATATGGTTCCTCGGTTCCTGGCGTTTGTCTTCGTTCCACCTGAGATGGTGGCGGAAAGCTATCGCTTCCGTCCGATGGGTATATTCTCGATGGAAAACAAGATCGTTAAATCCGCACAGGTGATGGATGCGATTAAAGTTGGTACGACCTTGCCGCCTGGGAGTATGGATATCTCAGGAGCACTTCAATTTGTGCTTGAGAAGTTGCAGACCATCCCTGAAGCGAAAGCCTGGTTCCCGCCATTTCCAAACATGCCTGGAATCCCGCAAGGTCAGCCCATGATGCCCCCGCCTGGTGTCCCACCGCCAAACGGGCCAGGCGCACCGCCTCCGGGTCTTGGACCATTAGGCCCAGGAGCAGGCCCTATTCCTCCGAACCATTCGATTTCAGAGAACGCGACGCCGAGCCAGAAGATGGCGGCTCCTGGCATGAAATCTGGGCCGCGCGGCAATCAACCTAGTTTTCTACCTAGGCCGATTCGTAGACAACCGATTGCGCCATGATCGCTTGGCTAAAGAACATCTTTTCGCCTATCCAGACGCAATATCAAGAAGGCGAACTTGAAGACATCAAAAGAGCTTTAGAGATTCCGTCCGTTCGTGAGCTGTGGATGGTGAGCATGGTGTCTAAGATCAAGGATTCCAATATCGCGATTGACAGTCTTCTCGATAAACAGGACAAAGACCGCCTCTGGGAAACGGTGGCGATTGAACGCCGGACAATTTTGCGATGTTTACAAATGATTTTGGATGCGAGAGATACGCTTGAATCCGAAAAAGAAGCTCAAGAACGCCAGAACCGAGTCATGGAATCCTATCGTGGCGCGGCGGCTCCCTTGGACTTACGACAGAGTGAATAATCCCGCGAGGGACTCACAAAAGGAGTAATTATGGAAATGATTCAAACCACCGCAGAGTTAAACAAGCAGAATCCGCCGCCTTTCGTAGCGTCACAATCGGGATCAGTTGAAAAGATGCCGACGGCGACCGAAGAAGAGCAGATCCGCGCTTTGTTTAAAGAAGCGGCTTCGCAGGGGGTAGAGGAACTCAATACGCCGATCATTGCGCCGAAGGCTCCGCCCGTGGAACAACCTTATAGGATTGCAGATCAGCCAAACCTTCAGATACCTCAGAAGTTTCAGAAATCGGATGGGACAGTGGACGAAGATAAACTCAAGGCTTCTTCCGAGCGACTTAATGAGGCCGTAGCGCAGAAACAAAAGACAGTAGAAGAACTTCTGTCTGAGTATCAGGAACGGGAAAAGAAATTGCATGGTCTAAGCCAGCAAGCGGCAGAAATTAAACAGCAGATGCCGCCTATTCCTGTTCCTATGCCACAGGTTCAGCAAGATCCACAGGCATTAGAACAGCGTTTAAGACAAGACTTTCAGCGTGACGCACTCGATACGACAGTTAAATTAACCGATGCGATGCTTGAAGCCAAGCTCGCGCCATTTCGAGAGCGGTTCGCGCGAGAAGAGGAAATGCAGAGGGTCGCGCAGATGCGTCAAAACGTGGCGAATTTGGCACAGCAAGACCCGCGTTTTCTTGATCCGCGCTTAAATGCGATGGTCAATCAAGTCTTAGATGAAGAACCTGGCATGATGCGCTTAAAGAATCCTCATAAAGCCGCTTGGAATGAAGTCAAAGAACGGTTGCGATTGGGTGAGGCGAATATGCCTCCAGCACAGCCCAGCAATGTCACTCCGACGTTAGGGGGTGGCGCACCACCGTCTGTCTCAACGTTACCAGGGCCGATGTCGGTTCAGAGTCTTCAAGAAATGGCGAAGCAGGTGAATCCTTATTCTCCTGAAGGTCGTCAATTAGAAGAAAGACTCAAAGACGCGACAAAGGATCTCTGGCAGTATTAGCGTCCGCTTAAAATAAAGTGCTTCAAGGATTTGGGAGATAAGGCGTAACAGCTCCAAGGCCCAAATAGATTAAATGGCAGACACAAATACTAGTACAACGACTCTAAATAACCTTCTGCTCGCTTGGTTCTCGCGGAAGATTATTGCGACGCTCGTTCCAAAGACTCCGCTGATTGAATTCGCGCAACGGGATGAACTTCCGCTTCGCACGGGTACAACGGCGCAGTTTAATGGATGGACTCGCATTAAAGGAGCTTCTTCGGCCTTGTCAGAAGGTACGGCGAACTCTTTGATTGCGCTTTCGTCTCGTAAGGTAACGGGAACTATCGCTGGATACGGACGCGGTGTAAAACTCACCGACCTTGTGACCATGACCACGATTTTTGATTCGGTCAATGGCGCAATGGAGCGGTTAGCGGACTCTGCGGCTGAAACTGTCGAGCAAATGTGCCAAATGGGAATTTTCAAAGCCGATATCAATAAGAATCAGGCTTCGACAACGAACATTTCTAGCTATGTCTCTTCGGTGGCTTCAGCATGGTGTGCGGTGACTGGAACTCATAACGGAGATATTCAGATGCAATTCCCCGTTGTGTTGGGTGCTTCGACGAGCCGCGTTTCTGCGGTTTCTGCAACAGCTCCAACGGTTTCCGCTCAACTATCGGTGTTTTCAGTTCGTAAAACGGTAACGACTCTTAGAAATAAGTTTGCCAAACCGTTTGCGGATGGTTACTTTGTCGGCTATGCGCATCCGACTGCGCTTCATAGCTTGATGAAGGATAACACCTGGAAAGACTGGAATCAGTATCAGAACTCGAAGGAAACGATGTACAAAGGCGAAGTCGGTATGGCTGTCAACGGGGTTCG